AAACATTTAAGATAAAAATTAGGAGATAAAAACATGTTATCAAGTAAAATAATAAAAAAGTATAAAGAAAGCATGTGTCCATATTGTATACATAGTAATGATGAAGATTATCAGGAATGCAATATAGTGTTGCAAATTAATGGACAAGCAGATTGTGTGAATTACAAATGTAATGAGTATTGTAGAAAGTGGCAAAAGAATGAAAGAGACAACAGTACTAGATAAAATAAACAATTTGGTAGAAAACATAAATTATGAATCAGTATATGTGGAAATAAAGACAAAAAATGATAAATATGTATTAGAAAAGGAAAAGAATACAAGAGTAATTGGATTTTCAGATAAAAAGTAGGTGAGTGAGGTGGCAAAGTCAAAATGGGAACAGGTTAGAGATAAGTTAATATTAGTAGAGGGATGGGCTAGAGATGGTTTAACAGATGAACAAATAGCTAAAAATTTAGGTATAGGAAAGACAACATTCTATAGAATGTGCAAAGAACATTTGGAACTTTTGGAACACCTAAAAAAGGGAAAAGAAATAGTTGATTATGAAGTAGAAAATGCTTTACTTAAAAGAGCATTAGGTTACACAGAACTTATAAAAAAAGAAAAAGTGACTAAGGATGGCGATGTTGTAGAAATAGAAGAAGAAATACATATTGTACCAGATACAACAGCACAAATATTTTGGCTAAAGAATAGAAAGCCAAATAAGTGGAAAGATAGACCAGAAGAAGAAAAGGTAGATGATGACAAAATACAAATAATAAATGATTTACCGAGGGATAACAATGGAACAAGTTAGATTGAGTGAAATAATAATACCTAAATATCATTCAACATTTAATGATACATTACATACACATAAAATATTTACATCTGGAAGAGCAGGAACAAAATCATCAAAAGGTGGAATAAAAGCAATAGAAAAGATAGTAGAAGATGATAATTGTAGTGTTGTAGCTATTAGAAAGACACATAATAAATTAAGAAAAACTATATTTAAGGAATGTTTAAGAGCTATAAACAGATTAAAATTAGACAAAAGTGATTTTAAAATTACAGTAAGTCCAATGGAAATTAAGTACAAGAAAAATCAAAATACAATTATTTTTACAGGAAGTGACAGTGTTGATGACACAAAGGGTATTATTGATGAAAATAAACCAATTAAATTAGTAATACTGGATGAACTAACAGAGTTCTTTGACAAAGGTGATGGAGAAGATGAAATACAGAATATAGAAGCAACCTTCATAAGGGGAAACGATGACGAGTTCTGTATGGAATATTACTTCAATCCACCTAAGAACCCAAAAGCTGAAATAATGCAATGGGTTGAAAAAATGTGCAAAAGAAAAGATTGCATACGAATACATACAGACTATAGAGATGTACCAGTAGAATGGCTAGGAAAGAAACTAATCGAATCAGCAGAAGAACTAAGAAGACTAGATATAAAAATGTACAACTGGTTGTGGCTTGGCTTGTGTACTGGTATTGATGAACTTATATACTATATGTTTAACGAAGATACCATGGTACAAGAGCCAACAAAAGATCAAATAGAAAATATGAAATTCTTAGTAGCTGGTGGAGATTACGGTCAAATGAATGCGACAACATTTGAAATATACGGTATAGATTTCTTTAACAAGTGCTTAAGAGGAATAGATGAATACTATTATTCTGGACGCGATGAAGGAAAGCAAAAAAGCCCAAGTGAATATGCAAAAGATTTTAAGAAATTAAAAGAAAAAGTTGAAAAAGAAACAGGCAAGAAATTGCTTGTTTTATTTTTAGACCCAAGTGCAAAAGGATTAGCAGAAGAAATAAAACGAGTATGCCCTGATGTATCAATACCTAATGCGGATAACACAGTAGCTTTAGGAATAAGTAGAGTACAAAAACTAATGTCTTATATGAGATTATTCTTAAGCCCTAAGCAAAAGCATCTGATAGCAGAAAGATATATGTATGAATACGATAAGGACAAATTAGATAAAGGCGTTGAAGAACCAGTAAAGACGAATGACCACTGCTCAGATGCTGAAAGATACACAGTAATGGGAGTGTGGAAATATATGAGACAAATATTACCTCAAATAATAGGAGATGATGACTAATGGATACAGTAGTAAAGAATTTTTTAAAAGACCATGGATTTGATAATTGCATAGATGAAAATCAAGAAACAAGAGTGTCAGAATGGTTAGATATATATAAGGGACCAACTGAGAAGTATAAAATAAAAATATACAATGGTAAAAAATATAATAATTACACAATTAAATCGCTAAATCTACCAACACAGACGTGTGGAGACTTGGCAGATTTTTTCTTTAATGAAAAATTAGATATAACAATAGACAAACCAGCCATTCAAAAGAAAATAGATGAATGCCTAAAGCAAAATAATTTCTTACATAATGGCAATAAATTAATGCAATTAGTAAAAGCACTAGGAACTGGAGCATTAGTAGCTTATTTAGATAATAATGTATTAAAAATAAACTATATGAAGGCTCCAAACATTATAATTCTAAGAGCTAATGCAGACGACGTAATAGATGTCTTATTTTGGAATAAAACAAAAACTCAAGATGGATACGAATATACATTTAATCTTCACATATTAAAAGATGATGAGGGATACGTAATATATAATGCAAAAAAAATAGAAAAAGATAAGTTTCTATTAGATGTTGATTTGGGCGATATGGCAGAAATACATACTAAATCGTATATACCTAGATTTGGTATGCTATTTACTCCTGAGGTAAATAATTTTGATATTGACAGTCCTTATGGTATAAGTTGCTACGCTAATGCAATAGATGAAATATTTGTAACAGATAGGGCTTATGACAGCATGGATAATGAAATATATTTAGGTAAAAAAAGAATATATGTTAATGTAGGAGCAATGGATTTCAATACGAATGAGGAGAACGAGATAGTACCAGTATTTGACCCAAATGATGTAGCACATTATGCTTTACCAGGAGAAGATAAAGAATTAATAAAAGAAACTACAGGAGATTTAAGAATAGATGCGATTTCCAGTGCAGTGCAGTATAATCTTAATATTGTAACGAGTAAAGTAGGATTAGGACATAATTATTATAAGTTTAAAGATGGAGAAGTATATGTAAATACAGACAATGTGATTAGTTCAAATAGTGATGTGTATAGAAAAATAAAGAAACAACAAAACATAATAACAAAAGCAATAACTAATTTAATATATGCAATAGCAGAACTTATAGGAATAAAACAAAAATTTAGTGTTAGCATCTTCTATGATGACAGCATTATAGAAGATACAGAAAAAACACAAAAACAAGCACAGTCAGAATATAACTTAAAACTTATAAGCAAAGCACAATACTATAGAGATGTATATAAACTAAAAGATCAAGAAGCAATAAACTTTGCTAAACAAATGAATGAAGAAATAATAGACGAAACAATATCAGATGGACTTGAAATTGAGGGTGATGAATAATGAATGAAGAAGCTTTTAGAAAGCTAATAAATATGTATTCAGAACTAGAAACAAAGTTATTAGATGAAATAGTAGAACACTTTAAACTAAATGAAGAATTTATCAATAGCGATTACTGGAGAGTAGAAAAACTAGAAGAACTAGGACTACTAAATCAAAACATAGTAAAGTATATAGCAGAGACAACACAGAAAACACCAAGAGAAATAGAAGAAGCATTAAATCAAATAGGATTTGATACTTTAGATATAAATAATCTAAATGAAGCATATAAAGGTGGATTGCTAAAAATAAATCCAGCGATACTACTAGAAAAACAAATAATACAAAATCTAATAAATTATGCTTATAATGAAACAACAAATAGATTTTTAGAAATAAGTAATAAAATAGAAAAAGCTACAAGGGAAGCATATTTAGACATAGTAGAAAATGCTTATTTACAAACAACAAATGGTGCTACATATAGAGAGGCGATAAGAAATTCATTATTAGAATTAGGAGACAAAGGAATAACTACATTAACATATAGAACAGTTGACAGCAAAGGTAATATAGTAGGAATACGAAAT